CCTACAGTAACTTTATTATTAAATGTAATATTACCTGTTCTGTTAAACGCTGTAATAAAATCACCAACTTTAAAGTCGCCTAGTTCGTTAGTACCTGAAGTATAAACTCGTCCAGGTAATTCTCGAACTTGTTCATATTCTGCTCTGCCTTCACCGCCGTTTTGTGGTAACGCATTATAGTCTGTTCCTGAACCAGCGTATTCCCAGGTGTGTCCTGAACTATTAACAATACTTGGTCTATGGAACCAGATTTGATTTTCTGGTAAATTGCTTAGATTAGTTAATACTCCGCCAACTTGGGTACAATTAATTGAAAATCTTGCACTACCTAAATCAGTTTTTGACACAACTGACGATACCCCAATAGAAGTCACTGGAGTAGGGTTAGTATGATCAGCGTCAATTGTACTAGATCCTGTGAATAATTTTCTTACAGTACTAGAGCCGATGATAACATTATTAATAGAAACTACCAGTTCATAGGTCAAAGGATCATAACTATAAACATATGCACTGTTTGGATCGGCTCCGGTTACTCCGGTAATTACTCTTCCTGGAACAAAATTATACACTCCAGCTGCTAGTGTAAGTGTTTGATAAGTGGTATGATCTTCAATGATATCATTTACGAAGAACTCTTCAACACCTGTAATAAAGTATTGGGTTCCTGATCCTACTGCTAGAACATTAACTTCAAATGCTAAACTTTCATCATAAAATAATTTAAATGTATTAGCAGTCAAATACCCTATATAATATGTTTGTTCGTCGTCAAGCCCACTAATTATAGTTCCGCCATTGGCGTCGTATACTACTGCATCAGTGTTTAAAAATCCGTGACTGTTAATTGTAAAAATATTTGTTACAGTATCTACAGCAGTAGCAGAATTAAATGACACTGTAGTAGTTGCTGGTGCAAAACTGCTGGTAATGTCAACATTTGAGCCGTCTCTGACTCTGATTACAAATTGTTCAATTGGAGGACCTGCTCGTCCTAACCCGATTATTTCTAAAGTCTGAAAACCGTCAACTGTACCTGTAGCAACTGCTATCGACTTATCAAAATCAAATGCACTAGGACTGTAACCGCTAGATCTTAAGGCATATAGACCAAAGTTAGTAGCAGAGTTAGTGATCGAAACATAGCCGCCGCTTTGACAGTAAACACCGTTAAGTAAGAAAATTTGGAAACAGCTAACAATCTGAGAGTATGCATCGTTAATAACTCGCCAACCTGTACCGCCAAAACTTAACATGGTAAACGCATTAGCAACCATGGATTTACCTTGACTTGGTGCCGGACCACTTACGGGATTTTCAGCTTCTAACTGAGTCGGTGAAGTGTTAGGATCTATAACTTTACTACCGTCAATGAGAACACCGTTACCGCCTAAGAAACTGATAATAGAACAGTTCTGAATGTATGGAGAAGTTGTAATAACTGGTTTTGTACTTGGTAGATATGTATAACCTACTCTGCTAGTACCTGCATCGGTGTAATCGTCAAACGATACTGTATAGTCCCATGTAAATTGCGGAACAAAGCTGGCATCAACTGCATCTCTAAATGTCATTTCTGCAAAATAACAACCGTTACGCACACGTAACATATCTTTATTTGCATTCAGTGGTCTAATAATACAACTTCTTAGACCGTCACCTTTAACAACAACATTGTCTGGTACAATAATTGGGTTGTCTTCAGAATAGTCGCCGGCTGCTACTGAAACAATTACTCTAGTACCGTTAACTGCTCCCCCCGACGTGTAAACAAGTGCCGAAGCTAGTTGTAGCGCACGTTTAACAGTTTTAACCGGAGCACTAACTCCGTCATTTAAATCGTTACCTTTAGCATCTGACACATAAATTCTATTACCGCCAAATGTATCTACATCTCTAAAACTAAGATTACCTGATCCATCAGTTCCTAATACTTGTCCAATAGATCCTGTTGCTGTAGGTAATGTTAAGGTGTAATCTGCAACAAGAGTGTCAGGTGCTTTGATGCCTATATAATTGGAGCCATTGGCAGTAAGTTCACTTAATTTTATACTGTTGGCATTTTCGACTACAATGTCGCCGTGCGATTGGACTTCTGTTGGGGTTATGATAAGTTGATCAGCGCCGTCAATTGTAGCCTTAATATTGCTTGTTGTAACACCATCATCGTAAGCTTCTATTTTTGTGTCGCCTTGGAATGATCGTTTTGTAATATCACTAACAGTTGTATCTTCTTTTTTAATGAAAACTTTACCGTCAGCCGTATTAATTACAAATTCTCCAGTGTCAAGTTGCCCGTCTGTGGGAGCTACACCAGATGTTGTTGACCGTTTGTGTCTAATACGAGTTGACATTAAATTGTTCCTCCGTCAATGACGTCTGTCCATGTTGGTATGTTTGAACCGTCAGTGGTTAAAATTCCATAACTTGTTGTGGCATTTGATCCTGGATTACTAGCGGCAGTAACTTGTAATGCGCCAGTAGTGTTTCCAAATATTATACCGTTCGCTGTAAATGTTCCAGCGCCAGTGCCTCCATATTGCACTGCTAAATCTGTTCCTAAACTTAATTCGGTTGCATATACATTACCGGTCAGTCCGTCAATAATTGTAGTTGAATCGTCAGCAAATACTGAACCTATTAAGTCTCCAATCAGTCCGCCAGTTGCAGATATTGTCCCAGATAAAGTTAATGATGATGCTTGAATAGTGTTTGCAACTAGTAAACCGCCATTTACTGTTACTGTTGAAGTTGGATTTAGCTCAATATTGCCGTCAGACGTAACTACTAGTCTGTTAGCAGTTATTAAATTACCACTTAAACTTTGTCTTAATAGTGTACCTGCCATAATTAAATATCCACATAACTCACTGTCGCTGCTACTACGCTAGGTGTTGAACAACTAGCTTGAATAGAACTGTTGGTTGATAAAATCATTCTTTCTGCTGAAAACACAAATGTATCGTTCGGATCAATTGGTACAGCACTCAATACTATATTAGTTGCACTAGGTGATGCTGATGGCTCGCAAACATATAAGTCTACGGTTACACCTGCACCACTATTATTACATAAAAATACTGTAGTCACTGCAATACTAGTACCTGCTGCAATTGTAGGAATTATGTTTTGATTACTTCCAGTTAAAAGTGTGTTTTTAATTGCCATTTGAATTCCTTATAAAATTAATGAGTACAACAAAGATTTTGTTTTACTGATTAATTCATCTGTTGTTCCGCCTTCGTTAATAAAATATAATCCTGTGCCGCCGTTGCCTTCTCCTGCTTTTGCGTAAATCTTTTTGTAGCCAGCTCTTAGTGCAGGGTCAGATGCTTGATTTTCTAAATTCATATAAGCATCAAAATCAATATTATTTGTAGTTGCTGTAATAATTAAATTACCTGTAGTAGTTGTAACAGTACTGCTAGATAAATTTAAATTGTTTACATTAAGACCAGTTGAGTTAATAAAGGCTTTCTGTACTCCGTGTACTAGAAAATCAACTTTATTTGCTAAAGATACTGCGCCAGTATCTGTTACTTGAACTGATGTAATTAACGGATTGCTTCCTGATTTTATTCTATCACTAGTAGTATTAGTTACATAAGATTGTACATAATCTACTAATGCTTTCATGTTTGGAACTATATCATCGCCTTTACTTGTATACGGAATCGCACTATAGTTAATAACTTGTTGTTCGTAGTTAACTGTATTTTTAACTGTTATAACTCCAGTACCGTTACCTATAAGATTTAGATCTTGATTGGTTCCTGTTTTAATGCTGTTAGTTTTAATACCTAATAAAGATCCGTCAGCTTCCTCAAAAACCCATGTACCAAAAGTAGTTAGAGCAGTTGAAGGATCGTAATGAGATTCTGTTTCTTTAAACAATAATCTTGCATCGCTGTACGCACCACGTTGAATATTAACACCGGCAGAGTTCCCGTTTTGAGAAACTCCGTTACCTTGTTCGCCGGCATTAATTTCAATAACATTGTCAGTGACAGTTAGATTAGTTGACTGAACTGTAGTCGTTGATCCGGTAACTAATAGATCGCCGTTTACGGTAATAAGCCCATTTCCGTCCGACGTATCTAAAAATATACTACTACCATTATCAACGACTATTTTGTAGTCGCCGCCAGTTACTCTAACTATCTTTGACATGTTTATTTCCTAATTATACTGCGGTTAATGTTAACTGTGTCGATGTTGAATCGTCGTCAACAGTCCATGTATAACGATTGTCACTCCAGTCGTATGCATAGTGCGCTGTTAGTCTTTTAACTCTAACAGATCCTGCGCCAACTACGGCACCAATAATATTCATTTGTCCAGCAGTTAATGAACCAGTTGCTACGTCAACATTAGTACAGACAAATGCTGTACCAGCAGTTATTTCTGCTTCAATTGTAGTAACGGCTGAGTTAGAACCTGTGGTATTGTTTTTACAAGCAAATTTATTACGACTTGTCTGCTTTAGAATATTTCTATCCTGTCTAATAGCAGTTCCATCGTGGAAGTTACATTTGATTGATTGATCTGGATTTTCGTTGCTTAAAGACCCGAAGTGTCTTTTGTTAAGAGGGCGTCCCATTTGTTTTCTCCTTTATGTTGACGTTCTAAGTCTACGCGGCGGGCTACCGCATAAGTCTCATTGCTGAGTTCTATAATAGACATAGTATTTATCCGTGCGGAGATTTCTACGAATCGTGGTATATTTTAATAGCTATAAAATCTATTAGACCTAGCTCACTGTGGGGGTAAAATAAATGAGGTTGTAGTTCTATTACTACACCAAACGATGGATCTTGGATTTCTTCGGCTGTCCAAACTCTGCCCCATAGATCGTTATTTGATCCGTAAGTTTGATCATTTTCAGCTTTAAGATTAAACTTGTTTTCCTCTATGATTTGATCTTGATAACATAAAGATATAAGTTTATCTTGTATTCTTGAAAGACGTTGTGTAACTAGTTGAACTTCTATTCCTAAAATAGTACCTAAATTTTCAAAATTAAATTCTGTTGCCCAGACTTGTGCTGCAGAATTTCTAAAACTTACATTAGTGACTCCAGAAATATAGTATAATTCTTTATCAGTAAGTGCAAACCCATCAGGTCTTTTTATTGCATCTAAGTTTGTCCAATTTACATTGTCGTCGCCGGTTGGCATTTGAAAAATAGTTTGTGGGGTTTTTCTAATTTCAGTAAGCATAAAAATATTTACCTAAAAAAAAGGACTCCGAAGAGCCCTTTTTAAAATTAAAAACTTTTGTAAAGTTTTTAGATTAGCTAAACTTAACGTTAGCTGTAGTGATGTTAACAAGACCTAGGTAGTCAGCTGCGTTACCTAAAGAACTTGCTGTGTTGCTTAATTCAACATATCCATAACGAGTCATAAAGCTTACGACTGGTTCGAATGTTGCTGGATCTAGAACAACACCACTGCTCATTAATGGAATATATGGGCAGTAGAATGCAGCAGCATCACTTTCGCTTGTACCTTTGTAACCAACTAGAACGTTATCAGTAGTTGCATAGCTGTTTACATAGATCTTCATTGCACTGTTCAATGTACCAACAAACTTAGTGTTTGTAGGTGCTTCGAATGTACCTTCTGTTGTTCTTGCGAACGCAGAAGTTGTAGCACTTTGAAGGATTGTTAATGCTGTTGGGCTAACAACTGCCCAGTTACCAGCACCGCGACGTGTACGCTGAGCGATCAAGTTAGCAACACGATTGATTTGAACAGCTAATGCAGCGTGTTCGTCACCAACGAATGTAGCTGTACCTGATACAGCAGCTTGGTTGTATGTTTCAACAGCTGAACCAGCAAGAGTTGTTAGACTAGCTAGAACTTCTTGATCGATTTCAGCGGTAATTTCTTGTGCTAAAGCAGCCATGATTTCTGCTTCGATGTCAATGCCTTGTTGAGCTTGTGCATCTTGAGCAGCTTCAAAAGTCCAACGAGCACTTAACTTACGAGTTTTTGCCTCGACAGTTTGCTTTAGGATTTGGATGCTTAGTTTGTTTCCAGCAGCACCTTCTAGAGTTGCTGTTGATGCACCTTTACCGGTACTTTCGTTACCGGAATATGCTTCAGCAATCTTGAATGGGCTTAATGCTTCTTCACCAGCAACAACACCAGCACCTGCTGAAGTTGTAGCATAGCGAACACGTAAAGTGTGAATTTGACCAACAGGTCCAGTCATTGGTTGTACACCAACTAGTTCGTTAGCAATAACTGTTGGCATTACTCGGCGGATAACCGGTAGAATAACGCGATTCAGTGTTGCAACGTTTCCAGCAGAAGTAGCACCAGCAGAAGGACTCTCCATCAAATACTTACGAGTATTCTCAAGAGTGATTGACATTGTTGATCTACGAGTGCCGGAAAGACCTTCTAAAAGGGCCTCTCTTGTTTCATTCCAACGGCCGTGTAGTAGTTCTGACATTTAATTTCTCCTTAAATTTTTAATCCAGCGAGACGTCGTATATCTACAATATTTGAGTCGTTCTCGCTACTACCGAATTGATTTTCGTTTTTGTTACCTGTAACTTCTTTTGCCTCGACAAGTGCCTGTTTCTTCTGTGGAGCATTGCCAGCTATTACGGCTGGTAGGTACTTATTAAAACTATCATGTAGTTTTGATGTCTGTACGCTTTCTAACAATTCAACCATGATTTCTTTATGGTCTGCACTTAGCGGACTTAATAATTCGTTCATTGCTGATTGACGTTCTTTGCTCTCCATAAGAGCTTTAATTTCTGCATTTTTACCTTCGACAATTTTTTGTGCTTCTGCTGCTCTTGCTTTAGCTTCAGCAACTTCTAAATCTTTTTTGTCTACGATTTTTAGCAGTTTTGATGTTTCTGATTTTTCGCTTAGGTAACTTGTTTGGTATTCGCTAGCGAATGCTTCAAACACTTTACGTCCAAAATCATTTTTACGAGCAACATCGATATCTTCTTTCAGTTGTTTTAGTTCTTGAGTTAGACCTTTTTCAACTGTAGCTTCAACTAATTTTGCTGCTCTCTTAATAAATGCCTCTTTAATCTTTTCAAATTGCTCACGACCTTCGCGTACTACTCGTACTTTAGTCTCTGCTAGGTCTTGTTTGTCTGCGTAAAATTCTGCAATTTCTTGAGCCAAAGCTTCGACAACAAAGCTTTCAAGTTTCATAAACTTGTCAGCCATTTGAACTTGATCTTCATGCAATTCACGAACTTCAGCTGCTAGTTGACGAGCAATAAACTCTTTCACTTTTTCAGCATCTTTTTTCATTTTAACTGCATACTTGGCTTTTGCTTCTGCTAAGCCTCTGCGATCATCTTCAAACTCTGCGATTTCTTCTGCTAGTCTATCAGTTAACATACGGTCAATGGCTTCCACCATAACTTCTTTGTCATGCTCATAGCGTTGTGCAAATTCTTCGCGTAGTTGTTGGGTTACTTGTTCGCGATTCTCTGTAAGTCTCGCATCCCAAGCAGCCTCAATCTCTGCTTTGATCTCTTCCGAAATCACATTGTTTTCCATCAGGGTTTTTAGTGCTTCCAACATGTGATTCTCCTTTTATTGGAGTTTGCTTATTATACCTAATAAGCTCTCTTTGAGATACTGCTGCGCTCTAGGGTCACCTTGCACCTCTTTAGCAACACGTATGCTGCGATACCCTCCTCGGGTATTCATCAAATGTTCATAAATTGGTGTAGGGTAAGCGCCTGGAGCACTTGGTTGAGCCACCACATCAACTGTGATGATCTCAAAATCTGACACTTCACCGGAACCGTCTTCTTTGACGTTTCCGGATCCGCGACTCGATACTCCTAATTTGACTCCACTCTCCAACATGGTCTTAACTAATTGGCCCATTGGGGTAGGTAGAATCTTTAATTTTCCATAACCATTTGGACCGTCCATCCACATCTCAGTAATCATGTGGCTAACTCTGTCCAAATTTACTTTCAAATCGTCAGGATGATCAACTTCACCTAAAACCGAATATCCACCGCCGATTTGATCATTGAGGGTCTTGACAGCCTTGCCGATCTCGTTTACAGGATAAACTCGTTGATTTTGATTTCTAATTCCGCCCTGAATGCAAATACCTTTCATGTAAAGATTTTTGCCATCGTGCGGATCAGACTCAACGATAATCTTCGCCTGATCAAACGATAAATTTTCTCTTAGGTATGATGTTATTGTCATCTAACGATCCTATTAACGGCGGCCAATAATACTTTTTGTATTTGTTCCGCCTACTTCACCTGCGCCCTTTTTTTCTGCGCCGTGACCTTTGGTATTGTTCCACTTGGTAGCACTTTTGCTGCCTGGAGTGTTAACATTACCTGCATTGTTTTCTTTGGTTGAAGGATTTAATAGTCCACCTTTGGTGCTTGCACTTTCAGGTTCTACTCCGCCTTTTGTAATATTAGCAGTTGTTCCGCCCATATTATTTTTACCAGCTACAATGCTTTTTGTGTTGTCAGCTTTTTCGCCTGCGCCTTTCTTTTCAGCGCCATGTCCTGCTGGTACTTTTTCTACGTACTCACGCATAAACATATCATCTTCCATTTTTGAATCTTCTTCGTCGTCCATGCCCATATCCATGTCGTCGTCGCCCATGTCGTCACCGCCCATGTCGTCACCCATGTCGTCATCGGACATTAGTTTTTCAAATTCTGCTTTTAGATCTTCTAGAGCATCTTCTAAATCTTGTACGCGATCTTCTACATCGCCTTCGCCTTCCATGTCGTCGCCTGCTTCAATATCGCCCATGAAATCATCTGTAGCATCCATTGAATCATTATCTTCGTCGTCCATGCTCATTTCCATGTCGTCGCCTGCTTCGTCAAACGCAAAATTTTCTTCCATTTCTTCGTCGTCTTCGTTGCCAGTAGACTCGTCTACTTCTTCGTCGTCTTCATCTTTAGCTTCTTCAATATCGTCAAAGTCTTCTGCTAAAAGATTTTCATAGATTTCGCGAGATTTTTCTACTACAATAGTGTGAAAAATTTCTTTGGCTTTTTCTTGGTCTTCGTTAATTAGGTATTCAAGCATCTGCTCGAATTTAGCGCGATCAGTCATATTAGGTCTCCTGTAAGTTAAAAGGCTGTCGATTTATTTACGTGATATTTCAAAAAATAGTACTATAATGGTGTAAAAATTAAGTTTTTTAATTCCATACTTGCATTAGTCTTCGAAATTCAGAATACTGCATGTGTTTAAAATTTTTAAACTTCCACAATGGATCGTGATATTTTTCTAAAACTAGTCTATAAAACTTTGTATGTGGATGTTTTTTTATAACATTTTCTGTTTGTCTAAGCCAATTTCCATAGTATGTAGCATGATCTGTAGAGCGTTTATAATTTTCTGTATCTGCATATACATTATTAAAATGAGTTTCGGTTCCTGTAAAATCAAACCCTAAAATAAACACTTCATCTGCTCCGTGAGTACAGGCCAATTGCAGTGCAGTTGGTCCAGAACTCCATCCTAGACTAGGTTTAAAAAAGTTCAATCCTTGAATATCTTTAAATCGAGCACTGTTATTTGTCCAAACTTGATTGTTTAGTTGGTACCCTGTTTTAGAAATTTCTAATATCATTTTAACATCTACAGCTATTAGATAATCCGGGTTAAAGGTTCTATATAGGGCGTTGCACCCGTAAATTGTCCCGTGGGGTCTAAGTTCTTCTGGTTGAATGCAGAGGCGGCTGCGCCCGTTTCCAAGTACAAAACTTCTCATTTATTTGTTATGCAGGTGGTGCTTCAGGAACTTTGTACATGTCAGTAATGAATTCAAGCTCTTCTTCCTGTTCTAATATATGCTGTTCAGAGCTTTTTCTTAATTCATTAATTTGTTTTAGTGTTAATCTTGTTTTTCTTGTGTCTTGTCGCGAGAGTACGCTTTCATCCTTAGAAGGATCATATCTCATGTCATTACCAAGACCTTTGATGTCTGGATCAATATAAAATAATTCTCGCAATATCATAATAATATTTATGCTGCCGGTGGAGCTGCTGGTGCTGCTGGTGCTGCACCAGCGCCCGGAACTGCTGCTGCTGGTGTTGCTTCTGCAGGTGCCATTTCAGGTGGAACCGGTTGATCTGCTAGTGCGCCCATGTCTGCGCTTAGGCCGGCTTGACTTACTCCTGCGCCCCGCATTTCTGCCGAACTGTCAGTAGGTATAGGATTAGCTTTACCGTTTTCTTCAGCCCATAAACGTTCGTTTTCTGCAATTTCTTCTTCGTTCATTCCTAAGAATCGTTTTAATGCAAAACGTTTTGACATAAACGGTACTTGCGATAACTGAGCAAATGTACTAATTCGTTGTGTATCCAATTCTGCTTGTCGATAGCTGGCAAAATTTTGTGGAGGCTGAAACTTTAATTCAAATAATGCAGAATCAATATTAACACCTCTCTTATGTAGGTATCGTTTAAATTCTTGATCAAACATATCTTGAACTAGACTCTGTAGTCGTTCGCAATATCTATTAAATCTAAGTTCCTGTATGTAAGCAGTTCCCACACGACCATCATTATACTGTGCTTGACTGTCGTCTGCACCAGTAGGTAGATAGCTACTTGGAATACGTAAGCCGCGGAATAGTTTATTAGTAAAATATTTTAAATCGTCAATTTCGCCCAAGTTAGTGCCGCCAGGTAACGTTTCTACTTTTGAACCTCTACCTTCAGCAGTCTGAGGGAAAAAGAAGTCTTCATTGATGCTTAATGGATTATATGCCGAGTCTACAACATTTGTGCCGCCGCCAGTTTGACTAGGAATTCTTCGTTGATGGATTTCGTTCTTTACTCTTTCAACAAATCCCATGGCCAAGTGACTGGGCATGTTACCTACATCAATATAAAAAACTCTACGCTCTGGAGCACGTTGCACTCGATAGATAATAATAGCGTCTTCAAGTAATTCTTTTTGTTTATAAACTTTAAAAATATTTTCTAATAAACTATTACCAAAAGGAAAGTTATTGTCTAAACCTTCACTAAGACTTAGATGCACTACATGTGTTGCATCAATTGCAAATTCGTTGTCGTTATTAAAAAATCGTGTACCTGAGCTTTGTGGGTAAGATCCTACCATGCCTCGAACGGCTGCGCCACCTGCTACGTATGCTGTTCCTCTATTGTTAGTACTAGTTGTATTTGGACTTATTTGTGTTGTAACTAAGTTTTGAAAATTAATATTCAAATCTTTAACTACATACTGCTCGGGCTTTTTGCCTTCGCTTTCGTTGACTATAACTTTAACAACTTTCCCAGCATCTACATAGTGCCATTTGCCGTCTTCTGGATCTCTAACAAAGAATACATCTCCAAATTTAAAAAGATTTCGCATGATTCTAAAAATTCTAGTCTCAAATTTTTGCATTTTTGACCAGTGTTGCAGGTATTCTTTTAGAATCCTAACTTCAGTGTTAGTGGCTTTATTCTTATAATATATAAAAAACGGTGTATGATTAGACTTGTCTTTTTGGCTACAGAAATCTGCTAGAATATCTAAGGCTGCGTTGACCTCTGAATCCATATCCATAGTATCGTATTGAAGATAACGCTCAATACGATTAGGAGCGCCAACGTATACATCTGGAAGGTACGAACTGTAATTAGTTTTAGCTGGACCTGCACGATTAGACGACAGCGTCAAAGGGCTGTAGGTTCCTTGTTGAGATCCGGCCGGTACCGGTGTAAAGTATTTTTTCCAACTCATATATTATCTAGCGTAAATGTTGCCATTTAGTCCTTTGGTTGCTTTAATCTGTCGCTTAGTATTGTCGACCATGTTATTAGTACTTGAAAGCATCTGTGCCATTAGCATATTTAAGCTTTGTAGTGATGTATTGAGGTCGTTAAGAGTAGCAGTTCCAGAATTTATTGCAGTTGTTTCTGATGGCGTATCTGCCTTTTTGGTAGGCTGAGGCACTTCGGCCATATTCAT